GAAATTACACTTGAAAAAGACCAGCAAGTAGCATTACCAGAAAAGATTTTATCTTTGTTTGATAGAGAACAAGGAGCGTTTCCAAAAGGTGAAACAGCAGTATTAACAATGGTTGAAAAAGACTATGGTGAGCAATACATTAATCCTGCTAAGAAGTTTATTGAGCAGATTATGTCAAAATACGAATCAGTAATGCAAGGCCCAGCAGTCCAAGAGATGGAAGATGAGCATGAGCCAGAGAAAGTTACAATGGCTGTTACTGCAAGTATAGACGCACTAAAGGCAGCGGCAGGTATTGGCGAAAGTGAAAGACAAAGATCTAATTCGAACGCTTCGGATATTCAAAGTATTAAGGCATTAGCAGGGCTGTAATAGTCCTGTTATAAGTTTTTATGTTTTTTCTTTAAAAAAAGACTTGACAAACGTTGTAGTTCAGTATATAATAATAACTGTGCTATAACATTAAAGGCACGTAACACAACCATAAAGGCACTATAGGAGGCATATAATTATGGCATCACTAGCAGAAATCAGAGCAAAACTGAAAGAGCAAGAAGCGAACACTGGCGGACAACGCAGTGGCGGCGGCGACAACGCAATTTACCCATTTTGGAACATGCAGGAAGGCGCGAGCGCAACGCTACGATTCTTACCTGACAGTAACACAGACAATACGTTTTTCTGGACAGAAAGACTTATGATCAAGTTACCGTTTCCAAGCATTAAAGGCGAACCAGGCAGTAAGCCAGTTCAAGTACAAGTACCATGTATGGAAATGTATGGCGACAATTGTACTATCCTTAATGAAGTACGTGGGTGGTTTAAAGATCCAAGTCTAGAAGATATGGGTCGCAAGTATTGGAAGAAGCGTTCGTACGTATTCCAAGGCTTTGTAACTGAAAACCCAATTGGAGAAGATACTACTCCAGAAAATCCGATTAGACGTTTTATTATTGGTCCACAGATTTTTCAAATCATTAAGCAGGCGCTTATGGATCCAGACATGGAAGAATTACCAACAGATTATACTGCTGGTGTAGACTTCCGTCTTAACAAAACATCTAAAGGTGGTTATGCTGATTACTCAACATCAAGTTGGGCTCGTAGAGAGCGTCCACTTGTTGATGCAGAAATGAATGCTGTAAACACTAATGGATTATTTAATCTAGGTGATTTCCTTCCGAAGAAGCCAGACGAGATTGGCGTAAAGGTAATGCAAGAGATGTTCGAAGCATCTGTTGACGGACAACCTTATGATGCAGATCGTTGGTCACAGTACTTCCGTCCAAGTGGGATGCAAGCACGTACAGGTGATCCAATGAAAGCGGCATCACCAAACGCAACAGCAGTAAGCCAAAGTGCTCCGGCACCAGAAGCGGCACCTGCTCCAGCACCAGCACCAGCACCTGCTCCAGTAGCAGAGGCGGCACCTGTGGCTGAAGCGGCACCTGCAAGCGGCGGCGATGCGAATGACATTCTAGCAATGATTAGAAACCGTCAAGCACAATAATCAATCACATACAATGTAGGGGAGTAACGTCCCCTACGTTAAATGGCTTAACAAGGAGTAACTATGGCTAAATCGTTTGATGTTAGTAAGTTCCGTAAGGACTTGACTAAAAGTATCTCAGGCATGAGTAGCGGCTTTAATGATCCCACTGATTGGATCTCAACAGGCTCGTATGCACTAAACTATCTTATCTCAGGAGACTTTAATAGAGGTGTTCCACTAGGTAAGGTTACTGTATTTGCAGGTGAATCAGGAGCAGGTAAGTCTTACTTTTGCTCAGGTAACATTGTAAAACACGCACAAGATCAAGGTATCTTTGTAGTACTAATTGACTCAGAGAACGCACTTGATGAATCATGGCTAAAGGCCTTAGAAGTTGACACAGCAGAAGATAAACTTCTTAAACTAAACATGTCAATGATTGATGATGTAGCAAAGACTATCTCAGTATTTGTAGCAGACTATAGAGCAATGGATGAAGCAGATCGTCCTAAAGTATTGTTTGTAGTTGATTCATTGGGTATGTTACTAACACCTACTGACGTTGATCAGTTTAACAAGGGTGATATGAAAGGTGACATGGGTCGTAAGCCGAAGGCTTTGACTGCACTTGTTCGTAACACAGTTAACATGATTGGCTCATTGAACGTTGGACTAGTATGTACTAACCACACATACGCATCGCAAGATATGTTTGACCCAGATGATAAGATCAGTGGCGGTCAAGGTTTTGTTTATGCATCAAGTATTGTTGTTGCAATGAAAAAAATGAAACTAAAAGAAGACGAAGCAGGCAACAAGATCACAGAAGTACGTGGTATTAGAGCAGGTTGTAAAGTAATGAAAACTCGTTATGCAAAACCGTTCGAGGCTGTACAAGTTAAGATTCCATACGAAACAGGTATGAATCCATACAGTGGCCTTATTGAACTGTTTGAGAAGAAAGGCTTGTTAGTTAAGCAAGGCAATCGACTCAAGTATGTAAACCTTGCAGGCGAAGAACTTCTTGAATATCGTAAAGCATGGATGGTAGGAGATAAACTTGATTTGATTATGTCGGAATACGCAGAAAAAATGGAACCTGTGGTAAATACCGAGGATGTTAATAGTGATGACACATTAACCGAAGATCAAATTGAGGAACTCTCTGCACATGACTGAAGAACAAATACAAGAAGTATGGACGTTATTTAAAGAATATTTAGATAAAAAGCACGTTGAAACTGCGGCTGAACGATATGTTGATTTACTAGCCGATTACGGAATTGGAGACAATATCCTTATAGAATCTATGGGATCGTGTACAATACTCGACAACGCAGTAAAATATTACTTAGATGACGAAGAAGAAGTATTTGACGACGAAGATGGTCATAATTGGGAAGAATAAACTATGTGGTATAGTGAAGTATCTAGAAATATAAGTAAGATACCTGATGCGGTTGCATTTTTTAATACTGAATTAGCAGATGCAAAACGTGAAGTAAAACTTACAGGTAATGTTGAACGTGCTTCTAGTGCTATGCCCGGAATTGTCGAACATAGGTTTAATCAACTCCAAGAAATTGAAGCCATTTTAAATTACTTAAATATCGAACTACGTAGGTTGCGTAGTTCGTACTTTAAGAAATATTTAGAAAATTATCAACGTGCGTTGTCAAGTCGCGATGTTGAAAAGTATGTCGACGGCGAGTCAGACGTTGTCGACTATGAAAAAATTATTAATGAGTTTGCACTAATGCGTAATCAATGGCTAGGAGTCTTAAAAGGCCTAGACCAGAAGCAATGGCAGATAACTAATATTGTAAAACTAAGAGTTGCTGGCATGGAGGATGCATCCGTATAATGTACACATTTGTAACAAGTTTAAATAAGGCATATTGGAATTCGACTTCTAAAGTTAATATTAATAGTTGGGTCGAATGTTTACCAAAAGATGTAAACATTGTAATTTATAGTGAAGAAGATATTGATATTGGTATTTTTCCAGAACCGCGTGTATCTATTAAGCCATTATATGATTGTAAACCTTTAGTAGAATTTATAGGCAAGCATAAAGAAGATCCTCACTACAACGGACAAATTGGTCGTAAGTTAGAAGGCAGTAGTAAAGCATTTAAATGGCAAGGTATTAAGTTTGCACACAAAACGTTTGCTATATTTGAAGAAGCAAAATGTCATGATAGTGGCAAATTATTTTGGTTAGATGCTGATGTGCTTATGCACAATATGATCGATCACAAATGGCTAGATTACTTATTACCAGACGACAAGGCAATTAGTTACTTAGGACGCCCTGCAGAGTATGATGAATGCGGGCTAATGGGTTATAACCTTAACACAGAGTTTGCAAAAGACTTCCTTAATAAGTTTGAAAATCAATACTTAAATGGACTAGAGCATTTACGTGAAACACACGATAGTTGGGTATTCTTTCAGTTACGACTAGGATTTGAAGATCAAACACCTTTCCTTAATTTAAATCCAACACCAAAAGATAATAAAAGTCCTTTTAATAACAGTGGCATCAATAGTCATATGGTACACACAAAAGGTAAAAGTAAAGAACGTTTACAACAAAAATTCTTAAAAAGATTTGCATTAGCAAAAGCAAGAGCGGAAAAAGAAATACATGGAACTTGAAGATCATCTAGGCGGACACGGCGGCCTAACACATACTGATGAAGGAACACTTCGTTGGGCAATAGACAAACTAAACATAACATCAATGTTGGACGTAGGTTGTGGCCCAGGAGGCATGGTTGAACTTGCTAATCAATTTGGTGTAAATGCACGTGGTATTGACGGCGACTATACACTTACACGTTACGATGAAAACAAGTTTACTATACACGACTTTACACACGGACCTGCACCAATAACTGATACATATGATCTTGCTTGGAGTGTTGAGTTTGTTGAACACGTATACGAAGAGTATATTCCAAATTATGCAAAAGCAATGCAACAGTGCAAGTTTTTAATAATGTCTTATGCTAAGGTTGGACATGGCGGACATCATCATGTAAATGAAAATACACAAGAGTATTGGATCGATGTAATGAAGTCATACGGATTTAAATACCTTGAAGACTCAACATTAGAAATGCGTAGGCATTCAACAATGGGCAGTAAAAAGAAACATAGATTTTTAGCACGAACAGGATTACTTTTTAAAAATGAACGTAGTAGCAATTAAAGAATTACTATGGAGTTGGCATCCATTACCAACTGAATGGACTGTTGTACCGTATGCTGATAAAGCAACTATTAATAGTGCAGATGTACTTGTACAATCAAATCAATCAGGCAGTAAAAAAGAACGTAAACTCGGCCACATATACAACTATGTGAAAGATAGCGGGAAGCCTTTTATTGTAGCAGAAAGTGCAGTGTTTAGAAGAAACATGCCTGATCCAGA